CCAAGAAGTATCCTATGAGCATGATACACTCAGCACTCATGGAAGTAGGACTTCGTATGTCTCTCTTAAATGTGGGCAACGAAAATACTATGGCTATCTTTGAAACTATTATGGGTAACTTAGGTGGCTTTGGTACACTTATAAACGAAGACACTCGTGCCATGAGGGAACGAGGTGAGGATGAATTAGACGCAATAGAGAATTGGGAATACAATGTCAACATCAGTAAAACAATCCATTGACCATGTGCCTACACAACTAAAGTATTGGGCAGATAAAATGTATGATGCAGAGTTTGAAGACAGGTGGAGAGCCTATCATGAGGCTAGGACTCTCTACCTAATGTACAAAAAATTACACGACGAAGGAATAGAATATGAACCAAACTTTTAAGAAGATAACCCCGAGCTACGGAGCATCATGGTATGTGAAGTGGACAGCGAGTGTTGTTATGATTATGGGAATGGTAATGACAGCCGTAGAGTTTACCCCACTCAATCTATTTTTCCATTTAGCAGGAGTGACAGGTTGGTTCATAGTGGGGTGGATGTGGCATGACCGAGCATTGCTTACAGTAAATGCAATAGCCATGTTTATATTCGCAGTAGGTATCTTGTTAAACTTTTAGCTTGACAATTTATCTATGTGTGATAAAATATAGAAAAGGAGTGTGTGATGAGAAATATTACCGATGAACAACTAAACGAATTAATAAAATATTTAAGTAAGAGACCATATGCAGAAGTATTTGGTTTAATAAAAATGGTATTGGAATTACCCAATGCACCTAAAGAAAAAACAAAGGAGAACAAATGAAATATGATGTAACAACTAGCCATATGTTTACACAACATTGGATTGTTGAAGCCAAAGACAAAGACCAAGCGGCGGAAAAAGTTGCCAATGGCAAAATAAAATTTGATAAAACTTCCAGAAAGTTTGTATCTGATAAACTAACAATGGGGTTAGTCACAATACCAGATGTAGCCATTCGTTCTGTAGAACCTCTTGAAGGTCAAGAACAAGGCTTTGAAACATTTGATGTAGATGTACATGGAAGTTATGGAGGTACAGACCCAGAATGAAAAATGTATTAGCAACCTTTACCATACAGGACAACGGCTATGAATACTTTGACTATGCCCTCTTTCCAAGAGGGATGTCTAATGATGAAATGCTAAAAGAAATGTTTGAACCTGTTGATGATAATGAAGATAGAACATTTAAAATATATAAGTTGCAAGAGGTAACAAAAGAAACAGAAGATGTGTTAAGAGATTTACACATAGCATTTTAAGGGGGCACATGAACGAACCAAAAGAAATACATTTAATGGACAAGCAAATAATTATAAACATCATGGATAAGATAGAAGAACAATACAATGTAGACAATCTAAAAGATGATGCCTTGGATGCTTTTCTACATCTATGGGATGAATTAAAGGAGGCTATCTATGCCAAAAAAAGATGATGAGTTGGTTATACCAACAGAACTATTAGAGAAAGACCCCAATGAACTTGCACAAAATGAGAGCGAGATACAGACAGTAATATCTTATCTACAAAAAACTCGTGAGAACATTAGGTCAGCAGAAAAAGCAGGTAAAAGAATTACGAGCAAGACGGCAAAGGTAAAGACACCCGAACCTGTAACACAAGGCAGTATACTTGATGTACTGATTAAGGATGTATAATGGAATTATTAGACTCAGTTAAGTTACCAAAGTATGTATATGAAGACGGCAAACCTAGACAGAATGTATGGGATACATCTAGTCTTTCATCTTTCCTAGCTTGCCCACGATTATATAATCTTACAAACCTAAATGGTTACAAGATGAAATCATATGGTACAGTAACAGGGTTTGGGTCAGCAGTACACGACGGTTTTGAAATACTTGATACAGGAAAGTTTAACAATGAAAGCAAAGAAAAATCTGTAGAGAAAGCTATCAAGTATGTGTTAGAAAATTATGGAGAAGATTTACAAAGTGCAGAGGATAAGGCAAGAGGATTAGAAGCGGCTCTCAGAGCAATAGTGTGGAGGGCGGAGGAGTATTGGGATGACACCATTGGAATAGCTAAAATGCCCGATGGTGCCCCCTGTCTCGAAACAAGATTTGAAGTACCTTTTGGTAAGCATAGATTCTCTGGTCGTATAGATAAGATAGTTTTATTTGCAGGCGAATTGTATCTGTGTGATACAAAGACAACCAAAGCGGCTTTGAGTGAGCAGTACTTTAAAATGTACAGACCAAACAATCAAGTGTATGCGTACTTGTGGGCGGCTCGTGAAATAATGGGATTACCTGTTAAAGGTTTTATTATTGAAGCAGTACAAACAGGTGCAAACTTTTGTAGATTTAATCGTACAGTATTTAATGTATCAAAGAGTTCAATTGATGAATGGTATATGGATGCACAGTATTCATTATCCGTTGCTGATTCTTTTTGGGATGCAGGTTATTACCCTGCAAATTTTACAGCGTGTGGTAACTATGGTGGCTGTAAGTTTAGAGAAGTGTGTGGCGAATCACCAGAACATAGAACTACATTACTCAATGAGGATTTTGATAGGCAAGTGCATGAGAGCCTACATAAAAAAGGTGAACTAATTCATGCAGAGGACTTATTTAAAAAACAGGAGAAACATGACAGAACAAGTAAAGATTGAAGCTAAGGCACATTTTCCTTTCTCGCCTTTAGTGTTAGAAGTTAAAATACCAGACGAATACATTACCAAATTAAATACCTATATGGATATGGCTTTGGGAGACAAAGAACTATTAAAAAAATTAGACCACTCTCACGATTTAGCAGGTAATTTAAATACAGAAATAAAAATCACTAATCAATTTTTAGAAGAAACTAGAAATGAATGGGGTGTAACTTTATTACAATTCTTTAGTAACATAGGTAGTGCTTATTGCCAGAACATGATTAATAAAGTAGAGATAACAAAATTTATTATTACAGGTGCCTGGATGAATAACCAAGTAGCAGGCGATTTTAATCCTATACATAAACATGATGGGTTATTATCTTCTGTTCTGTTTACCAAGGTTCCAATCTCTATTTCAAATGATGAAGAAAAAGATTATGCAGGTCACTTAGAATTTATAGATGGGCGAGACGCAGGTATAACACCTACACATATGAGAATAAAACCAGTAGTAGGTCGCATGTATATGTTTCCTTCTTGGTTATTACATCAAGTCTATCCATTCAGAGGTAATGGACATAGAAGGTCAGTATCTTTTAATTCATACTACCACACAAAAGATTACAATCCTTTGCTTCCAAGTAAGTTGGATGATAAAGGAAACATAGTACCTAATTCAAAATAATTGTTGACAAATTTTGTCAGTGTGCTATTATTACAATATAGGAGATAAAAATGGCAAGTATTAGAAATCATACATCAGTGGATGTAACTAAGTTACTTCTCGTCGGAGATAGTGGGTCAGGTAAAACTGCAACACTAGCAACTTTAGCAAACGCAGGTTATAACTTGCGTATACTAGATTTCGATGATGGGTTAGCTATCTTACCAGAGTTCTTAAATAAGGATGCGGTGGATAGAGTAAGCTTCGTAACTTTAAAAGACCCAATCAACAAGGCAGAAGCATTTCGCAAAAGTGCCAACTTGATTGCTAATTGGAAAGACGGAGACGAAGACTATGGGCCTGTTAACAAGTGGACATCAAAAGATGTTCTAGTTATTGACAGCTTAACATTAATGGGTGAAGCGGCTTTAAGGGGGGCACTTGTATTTAATAACAAGAAGCCTACTGAACAAGCTAGCCAACCAGAGTGGGGCACAGCCGCTCGTGATGTTCAGAACATTATACAATATATAACAGGTTCAGAAGTTCCATGTAACGTAGTTGTTACTACGCACATGCAATACATGGAAGGAGAGACAGGGGTCTCGAAAGCATACCCTACTAGTGTCGGGTCTAAACTATCTACCAAGTTGGGTAGGTACTTTAATTGCGTGTGCAGAATAGATACTAGAACAACTAGTAAGGGAACAGAGCGAACCTTACGAACAGTTTCAGACCATCGCATGGATTTAAAAGTAACGGCACCAAGTTTACTTGAGCCTAATGTTGCATTAGATTTAGCGAAATTGTTTGAAGCTATTCAGAAAAATGCTCGCAAAAAATTGTCGGAAGACAATGTCATTAACTTAAATACAGGAGGTAAATAATGGCTGATATAAATGACTTTTTATCGATGCATCCAGACGATATACCAGAAACGCAGGTGCTACCAGAAGGTAGTTACGACTTCGTAATCACTAGTTATCGTTCGGATAAAGTTGGTGAAAAACAAAACGAGATTGTGCGTATCAACGTAAAGGCTCAAGCAGTTTTAGAATCTGACATCACAGATGGGGATTTGGAAAACTGTGAACCAACCAGATTGGAGTTCTGGGCAACGAAGAATGCTCTGAAACAGGGTAACCCTGTTATCTCACTAAAATCTTTCTTGTTTAATGCTATGGGCATGGACAAGGTTGGCTTTGGTGAAGCACTAGAGCAATCTATTGGTCAAACATTTAGCGGTGTTGTGAAACACGAAATGGTTGGCAGAAACAAGGACATACTGCAAGCTTCGGTATCTAGAATACTGAAGGCGGCGTAGTCTTATGGGTGAGTATGCAGTACACAGAAGAGTTAAGTCACAGCTTGTAGATAAACCACAGGTCTGTATCATTATGGACTATCCTTCGACAGATGAAGTACGTTTGAATAAAATACTTGCAGGTGATTTTATTATCAGCAGAATCTGTAAACAAGTTGGCATAGACATTGACTCATGTATGCTCACCCACACATTTCAACTAAAGCCTGCACAGGACAACTTACAAAACTTCTTTCACAAGAGAAGTGAGTACAAAGCTTTATGCAAAGAATCTGAGTGGAGAACACCATATCCGATTACCACCTATGGATACCTCAAACAGGAGATGGGTCAAGACTTAGAACGTTTGTATAATGAAATCAATGAAGCACAGCCTAACGTAATTATTGCAATGGGTAGTATTTCATTGTGG